ATTATTTCAAGTCACTGGCTGATGACTAATAAATAGTTTTGATTCCAGTCGGTCTTCAGGAGAGGGTAGAAATGCCCTCTCCTTTTTAGTATCCGTGATTAGAGTAAACAGCACCAATCGGTGAAAGGTTGTTTAGTCTTGGTTCAAGTTTTGCATCTGCATAAGCTTTACGAACAGATGGTGCTACAGGAGGATGTGATGCGTTAACTCCTAATGGTGCTTGATCGATTGAAACACCTTGTTTCATTTTCATTGAGTTTACTGTATGTTGTTGCTCATCTTTTAAATGATGTTCTTCTATCTGTTGATTTCTAGTAGCAACTTCATTCTGAACCGGTTGTTGCCAGGATTGTTGTCCAACATCTGCGGCAGAAACTTTATTGTGTGGAACGATACTTTCCGGACCCTTCTCTCCCATCAAAACTTTTGGACCATTACCATCTACCGGATTAGCTAGATATGGCTTATTGATTGTTCCACCTTCTGCCATAGGAATTATTTGTTCTGGTTCAACATCACCAATTTTTAAATCTTGTGATGTATATGGTGGTGCTGTGCCTGTATCAGAAGTTTGTTGTTGCGTATTAATAAGAGATGCTGTTTGCACTGAATCTTGTTGATCTGGTGATAATCCTTGTGCAACAAATGTTGTTGTATTTGTTTGTTCATCTTTTACGGCAGTCATTCGGCTCGTATAATTACCGTTGTCATCGACTTTGCCATAAATTTGTTGTGCAAGTTTTGCTTTTGTTTCTGGAGATCCTAATGCTACATTTTCGGGTATACCATATGTCTGCATCATTTCCTTATCCCAACCAGTTTCCCAGTTATAACCGGCTGCACCGTTAGGATGTGTTATATCTCCGTGCATCAAATCAAATTTAGTTTCACCAGACTTAAATCCTATTCCTGGTGTAATTGTTGTTGAATCAGGAAAATAATATGCTTGTGCAAGAGCAGCAGCAGAGTGAAGCTTTGCATAAAGTGGAGCAGCTTGCCCTGGTGTTCCTACTTGCCCTTCATATGGTTTATTGAAGTTTGTTAATTGTTCGCCTGTTTTACTATCAACAATAACAAAGTCCATGGCACCACCTTTGCCTGTTCCAGGTTGTTCGCCATGATTGCGTGTTGACCCTGAGTGTCTAACACCGGATGATTCACCAAATACTTCTACATGATATCCAGGATTATCTAATTCAAATTGTTGAATACCTTCTGAATAGCTTTTAAGTATTACAGGATCAACATCACCTAATTCTGCACCTCTAGGATTTCTACCTTGAAGATAACCTAATGGATCATCAATAGGTTTAACTTTTCTATCTTGTTCTGATAAGTCAGCAGCAATATTTTTACCGTATTGCTTGGAAGTTATTGTTGCTTCTGATTCTCCAGGCTGATCAGATTCAACAGATCCTATTTTAGGAGTTATTGTTCCATCAGCAGAGGCAACTTGCTGTTGTTGTTTTAGATTTTCAGCAATCTTCTCAGCCGAATACGTTGCATATGGTCCAGGTTCTACATTAGGATCTTTTGCATAAACATTTCCACCAACATCATTATATCCCTGACTTTGAGCAAGTCTATCGAAAGTTTTACCTCTGCCTTCGCCCTCAAGATAATAACTTGCACGATAAGCATCTGCTCCATTTGTAGGATCAGGTACTGCACCCGAGGCAACTTCACGAATACGCTGACGAATCATTTCTGCTTCTTCTTTAGTGGCTTTTCTATAGCCTGCATATTGTCCTGGCGCTCTTGCGACCTCATGTAAATTTCCAGATGGACCCCAGTCTTTAGTGCCAAGTCGATTAAACAGATTATTAACAACACCATCTAAGCTTCTTGAATCACTTAATCTCGCTTCACCTGCAATAGTATTGATAACATCATCTGATAGATCAGCTTCATTTAATTGATAAACTGGACGATATGTGCCTTGTTTGCCTGGTGCAACAGGTGTTTTTGTTGGTTGTTCTGATGCAGATTTTGTTTTTCCTATCTCTGCCGTTGTTGTTTTAGGAATAGATGAAAGATACGGCGTAACTGCTGAACTTTTGTTTAGATTTTTTAAATCTGTAGGAGAAGCTGCCATAGCAGTTTTAGCTTTAACACCAAAATAAGACTCTTGTCCGGCATTAGTTGCTAATGCTTGTTTAAAATAATTAGGAAATAATGCGGCTCTTTGTCCAGGCGTCAACTCTCTTGCAATCATATCCATAACGCTTTGATTGCCTTGAAGTGCTTGTCTGGATGCAAATGGTATTGTTGCTATATCTCTATAACTAACTGTTTGTAAATTTGGATTATCCATTATCTTCTATTCTGTCTTCTTTGAAGTGCATTCTGTTCTTTTATCTTTTCGTTTTGCTCTTGAATATGTGCTTTTAATAAATCAATATAAATGAATCTTTCCCATGGCATCATATTTTCCAAGTCGCTTAGTGAATACTTATGAAATTGCATTAAGTTGAAGTTCGTAGTATAATAATTTTTTAGATTATCATAGCCGAACATTAAGTAAAAAAACTTGTGAAGTCTCCTGTCTTAATGTTGTGGTTATGTCCACATTTTGGACATTTTTGTTTAATGTCAATTTCAAATGACGGAAAATTGTAAATCCATTCTTCAAGTTTTGCCAATTGTGCATTTGTTAAACTGTCAATAAACCTTGAAAAGTCTTCAGGCGCATAATCTTTTGTTGTATAAACATTATCTTTATCATAAACAAATTCAATAGAAGCGCAGATTAGATCAAACTTTTTATCTACAATATTTTCATCACCCATTATTCTTTTCATCTCAGAATATTTTGGATATTTCATCTTAACGCCAATTTGATTAGTCAGTTCTATCTTGCTTTCCAATATTTTATTTTTTTTAATTTTTGTTTTTGTTAAATCAACTTCTGCTGGAAATACTTGCCCACACTTTTGACCATCAACAAGCCTATTGCATGTAAGATTAATCTCAACATTTTCACCAATAGACTTTGATCTTAACATGATAAAAAGATAATCAATATCAAAAAATGGTAGTTCATCAATCTTAACATCTTTTGATATGCAACAATTTTCAATGATTTGTATTGTTGTATTAATTACTTCCAATTCTTCTTTTGTTTGTGCTGCCATAAGAAGAAGTTTTTCTTCTTTTACCAGAAAAGGTCTGAACTTGGCTGCTTTACCTGTAGATGGTATTTTCACTTCAAAAGTTGGTACCGCAATTGTAGGTAAACTCATAATTTAATCTCCAATAATAATTAATTAGTGCCAGTTCCTGGTGTATAAAGTCTAGGTGTAATTTGTTTTCCTGCATCGGTATCTGCACCTATTACAGGCTTAAATGGCTTCAATGGTTGAGCATCCATTGTTTCTCTGTACCATTTGTTAAATGTAAATGTTACTTGAAGTCTATGAAAATTGTCATCCGCCCAGGTAACAGGTTGTGCTGCAACTTCTAATGGATATGCTTTTTGAAATGTAAATTTGTATTTTGCGAATGATCCTGAATCAGAACTAGAATCAAATTCACTTAATTGATATATTTCAATTGTAGCCGCATAATCATCTTTGTAAGAAAAATCATATGTATTGGTTGGATTAATATATTCCATCCAATCGTCAAAAAACTTTCTTTCCGCAAAATCATTTCTACACAGAAAGATCAAATTCAAGTCTTGATAATTTGTCTGTGTGGGCATTTTAAAGTTTGGTCCATAATATCTAACATCGGTAACAACCAACTGTCTTGTAGGAAACTCTGCTGATTCACACAAGTACGGTAAATCTCTCATTACACCAGAATTACCATTAAATAACGTTCCTGGATTACCCACAATTCTAACTAAAAATCTTGCGGAACGTGCTAAACCACCGTATGCCGAAGATACATTTCGAACTGTATTTAAATTTATACTTTGACTTTCAGGTGAATTTTTAATATTATTTGCCATTTGTTATCTCTTATATACAAACAATTCGACTGGTAATGCTATAGCATTTTCCCATTCGTTTGCTGTAATTTCTATGAAGGGGCTTCTGACATGACCAAATAGATATCGCTTAATGCAGGGTTGGACTAAACCCATTGATTTTGTGGACTGAAGAAGATCGTAAGATAGCTTCAGTCTTGTTTTCTCTGTTAGCTTTGAACCAGTTTTATATTCTAAAAGCTTGTTGAGAAGGGCTTTTCTTTGCCCGGGATTGAGATAGTGAAGATTTAACCCAAGGAATCCATCGGCATACGGCTCAATTGGAAATACCAAGGGAAAACGGTCATACATTGGAAGAGTTTTCTTGTGCTTAGGATCATAATAGAAAAAATACATCTTTCCGATGACCGTTGATGAACGATCACGATCTGTATTGTTTATGATGTTTTTTCTATAGCCAGCGGCGGATCGTGCTTTGCCGATAAACCAATCTGACGCTTGTTTACTATCTACTGCCATGTTACTATTTATTGTTAATTCCTAAGTCATCCTCAGTAATTAGCTTAAATTCCCATCCTCTATCTAAACAATAACCATTAGCCGCTTCCCATTTAGCTTGATTCTTACCCCAGGTAGCTACCTCAGTCAGGTATCTTTGAGTTATTCTTCTCTGTTTTTTTGGTTCTCTTGTCTGAGCTTTAGGTTTTACCTCTAAAAGCATCGACTTAATCTTTCCGTCTTTTGCTTTGGCTTTGACAAAGAAATCTGGAAAATATCTATGGATACGGTTGTCCACGGGCGATAGATATGGAATGACAATTTCCTCACTACTCCACTCCAGCACATTTGGATTTTCGTCCAACTGCTTCATAACTCTCAATTCCCACAAAGACCGATAGATTACATTGGTAGGGTCACCTCTGTACTTTCTTGGGTTCTTGGGGCTAAATTTTCCTTTATAGGTTTTCATATAAATATATAGAAAACATTGCCTAAAGAGGATATAATGGTTGAAAGACTTGGTTCCTACTATACGGACTATGCAGTTAATCCTGATACTGGAACGCCCACGTTTGAAATTCCCTATACAGGAGGGGCTAAGACTACATTAGATAATCTTAATGAGGCTTTATTTGGTCCTGATGTTACCGATACTAATTTGGGGCAAAATAAGTATGACTTCACTTCTCGCGTTTTTCCACCAGATATTGGTTCAGCGGGAAGTTATAACGGTCATTATATGGTTATAAACATTAACGTCCAAAATACATCCGGTATGGCCCTTGTTGGTGGCAATAAAGTATTTTCTAGACTTACAAATGAATTATCAAAAACAGATTCGTTGAGATACAGTATTGATCCTCTAGTCAGTACAGATCGTTCTGATGGTGCAGCAACATCATTTAAACTTCCTAGATACACAAGAAGAATTGCTGAGTCAATTGCAATTTTTATGCCTAATTCAGAACTAACTTATACAGACCTACATACATATGACGATATCAGTTTAACCAAATTTGGATCAGCAATTGCTGGCGGCACAGCTAAGTTTGCTGCTATGGGTGTTGGTGGTCTTTTAGGTGGTAAAGTTGGTGCAAAATTAGGTGGTGCTGTTGGTGATATAATGACTGGTGCTGCACAAGCTGCGGGTTCAGTTTCACAGCTATTTGGATCTCCTATTAATCCAAAAGTAGAAGTATTATTTTCCAATACATCACAACGTCAATTTACTTTTGAATTTTTGATGGCACCTTCAAATCAAAAAGAATCTATGATTATTGAACAAATTATTAGAACACTTCGTTTTCATGCGGCACCAGAGCTTAATACAGGTCTTCCTGGTTCGTTTTTCTGGACACCACCATCAGAGTTTGACATTACATTTTTCAATCGTGGTGAAGAAAACAAAAAGATTCCTCGAATTAATACCTGCGTTTTGACACAGATTGATGTGTCATATGCACCATCAGGAGTTTATGCAACATTCCATAACGGATATCCAACACAAATTCGTATGGCACTTTCGTTTAGAGAAACAGAGGTTGTTCACAAACTCAGAGTTCTACAAGGATTTTAAAATATGGCGCAGTATTTCGATCAATTTCCTGTTACTCCATATAATATTAGTAAAGGTTTTAACGGTGTTAATGTTTATGATTTTCCTGTAAACATTCTCGTTAGACTAGGAATAGTTGCAAATAGCCTAGATCAATATTTTCATTATTATGAATATGTTGTAAAAGATGGTGATACTCCAGAAATTCTTGCGGAAAAGTATTATGATGATGCAGAAGCACACTGGTTAATTTTATTGACAAATAACATTGTAGATCCTCAGTATGACTGGGTTTTAAGTAACGATGCGTTTAACAAATATGTTGCAAACAAATACCGTTATGCTGCTGCAACCGATTTAGTAGTTTCCACATCAGAAATTACAGATGGACAAGTTATTGCATGGACACAAAGTCTATCAACAAGTAACAATATTCATCATTATGAGAAAATTCAAAAGACAGTTGACCTTGATACTGGAATAGAAACTCTTAAGATATATGAGATTTCAGCTTCCGAGTATGCAAATACCGCAGCATCTTTAGGAAGTCCATTGTCTTATACTATTCAACAAACCGGTTCTGTGGTTGATGTTTATGATTATTATAGAAACGCTGTTCGTTTTTATGATTGGGAAGTTGAACAAAATGAAAAGAAAAGACAAATTAAACTTATTAAAAAAGAATATTATGATACCATTAAAGATGAATTTAGACAACTCATGAAATCAGCCAAAGTATCAAACAGACAACCGGGAATTAGAAGTCTTACATAATGGCAGATCAAACAAAACAGTCGAGCTATTTAACTTCCGTTACAGGAAAAGTTAATGTCTCTCAAAATATTCAGGATGAAATCACTTTAACAGAAATTATGTTAACTGAAAGTCTTTTGACGCCTGGACTTCAGACAACAATGCTTGTTCAAAACAAATTGAACATGGATACAGGATTAAAAAACTTAGATGAATATTATGGTAAAGATGTTACCATTAATGCACAAAGAGAAATCATTGCAAAAATATTTCCAGGTAAAAAAGATACTTTTTCCACAACTCAACAAATTTATAGAATAAGCAACAGAGAATTAATCAATTATAATATTGAACAGTTTCAAATTGATGCGTGTGATCGTAGTTTAATTAAAGATGCTAGAACTTTTATGACCAAATCTTGGTCATGCGCTACAGCTTCGGATATTGTTTCGGATGTTTTAAATCATTGTATTCAACCAGATAATGTAAATATAGAATCTTCTTTTCCACCAAAAGATTATATCGCAGAAAATTTACATCCATTCCAAGTAGTAACACAACAAGCAGAAAATACATTAAGTTTTGCTGACAATGATCCTTCGTTCTGTCATTTTATGACATATCAAGATGAATCGGGTGATGATATTCCAACTCATAATTTTAGATCATTGTCAAAAATGGCAAAACAAAAACCAATTTTTACATTCACTTATTCAGGAAAAGCAACAACAGATTTAAACTACGCTATTCCATCAGAAATTATGGCATATTCTTTCCCATGTGATTTTGATATGCTTTCTGATACACTCAATGGCGTTGACTCAAACGGTCAACAGATATTTTCTCTTATAACATTTAATAAACTTAGTGGTGCAGTATCAAGTTTTGGTCCACAATTTGACACATGTGGAACAACAGCATTTTCAGCTTCAACAAATTTAGGAACAGCAGAAGATCAAAACTCATGTAATACAAATGTTGAGAAGTATCTTATTACAAGAAAAGCAAGAATGGGTTTGCTTGAACAAGATAAGATTGCTTTAAGACTTACAGTTCCTTTTAATCCTATTATGAATGTTGGTAAAGTTATCACAGCTAACTTTTTAAATTCTACAACAGGCAATTTAAATTATGGATCAGGTGATTATCTGATTGTAAATATGACCCACAATATTAAAATGGGTGGTTTTGGTGTTACTGTTATGGATTGCGTATCAAATACAGTTGTAGCAGGAAGCACAATAGGTAATCAAACATTACAATTAGGAATGGCTAGATTTGGAGGTGTTTACTAATGCCAATTAATCCAACAGAGAATACTAGAAGATATATTGGAATTATTGTAGATAGAGATGATCCACAAAAGTCAGGTGGTCATAAAGTTTTTTGCCCTCAAATTCACGGCAAAGATGTAAACATTGAACATCTTCCATGGGTACGATATATTGTTCCTCCTGGTCAAGGATCAGCAACTACAAATTATGGTTCACTTGACTGTGGGCAGTTAGTTTACATTGAAAAAGATCGTGGAGAAGGTGGTACAGGATTTGGTACAATAGTTGGTGTTGTACAAACGAAACGTAAATCAAATCCAGGAATGCCAGGCAATGTATCATTAATTACTTACTTGCCACAAATTTCAGAAGCGTTAAACAAAGAGTCTCCAATAAGAATAAGACCTGACGTTGAAGAAACTATGGAAAATGGTGCGAGAGTTCGTAATGTAAAAGAAAAAGGTAAAAATCATAAACACACTTTGCTTGACGGAATTGTTGGTCACGGTTCTGCTTATCCCTTAAACGGTACAATTTTACCACAAGTTAAAAACGTTTCAACTGGTGTTGAGCCAGTCGTTAATTCTATAACATCATCGATGTTGTCATCTCTTCCTGGAAGTTTTCTCAATTTAAATAGTTTATTAAGTTTGATACCTCCACAAATATTGGAAGAATTAACTTCAAAGTTAGATCCTGAAGTATTAACAACATTAACCAATACAACTGCATTAATGAGTTCTGTCAGTACAATGGCAGTTGATGGTGCTATGTCTGGTGGTTTGAAAGTTGATCCTACAACTTTTATAACTAATGCTGTAAGCGCACTTACAAATATGACAAACACATCTGATGTTTCTAATGTTATTAGTGATCTTGCAACAAATCCTTCTTTGACGGGGCTTGCAACACAAGCTGTTACAAGTATTGTTAATGGACCATTTGGACCAATCACTCAATCAATTGATCCTATAACAGGCGCACTATCAAGTATTATACCAGATGAAATTTCTAGTTTACTAGGATCTTTTGGATCATTAATGGGTTCTCTTCCTGGTGCAGGTGGATCAAATTTATTTGGTGATTCTTCCGGTGTTTTAAGTGAAATGGGGCAGAGATTTGCTGATCCTAATTTAGCTTCTAGATTTAAACAAGTTATGGAACAAAATATTTCGACCGCACAAGGAACACAACAGCGAAAAGCATTAAATGAAGTAGGCAGTACAGTAAATAGTTTTGCTGTTGGCGCTGCAAAATTTTTAGGAGGATAATTATATTATGACTGAACCAGCAGATAGAGGCAAAACACCGCCTAAGATGACTTTTCCACCAGACGCAAGAGAAAATAAAGCGTCTCATGATCCACGCAATTCATATATTATGGGTTCAAGATCAGGGCATGTGTTTGAGTTCAATGACAATCTAGAAGCGGAACACATTACTTTACAACACCGCACAGGATCATTAATTCAATTTCATCCAGACGGTGCAATTGCAATTACTGCACACAAAGGCAAATTTACAATGGTGTTTGGTGAGAATAGAATGTATATCACTGGTGCATATGATATTGTAGTTGATGGTGATGCATCACTTAAAGTTAAGGGTGATTATAATGTAACAGTTGATGGAGATTATAATACCACAGTTACAGGAAATATGAATACCACTGTAGGTAAAAATCACAATACAGTTGTTCTTGATGATCAAGTAATTCATGCAAAAAATCAGACGACAAAGATTGCAGAAAATACAGAACACACAACTGAAGGTAAAACTTATATTGGATCACATCAAGGATTAGCTCTAATATGTACAGGTGCTAATGCTGATCTTGCATCCGATCAAGAAGTTAATGTTTCTTCTGGCAAAAAAACTTATGTTCAATCT